GAGGCTCGCTAAGGGCATGGCGGATGCGCTCAGGCCCGCCCTAGCCGAGCCGGTGGTTGCGGGTCTTAGCGGGCAGCACGTGGCCAGGGCGTCGGGTGCTGTGCTGACACGTCGGCCTACAATGGCACAGCAACCAACTGAAACGAAGCAGGACGTGTCCCACAACTACCACGGCGACATCGTGCTACCCAACGTCAAGAGCGCTGAGCAGTTCTTTGACGAGCTGGAGCACGCTGCCCGAAGCAGGAGCCGCTGATGGCGCTGTACGAGGACGATTTCAATCGCGCAGACACCACGACCGCTGAAGGGTTGGGGAACACGCCCGTAGGTGGCGCGATCTGGCGAATGCTGTTCGGTGGCGCACGGGTGCTGAACAATCGCGCCGTGATCACTAGCACGCAGGGGCTTGCGTACATCGAGACGTTCACTGGCAATCTGGATCTAGGAGTAGACGTCCGTAGTATGCCAGGATCTGGGATTTACTTCCGGGTCGTGGACACGAACAACTGGCTCCGTGCAGACGTGCGACGTGCTGCCGTGCAGCTTGGGTACACAGAGCACGAATGGCGCGCGCAGTACGGCAACGCCACCAGAACACTCAGCACCTCGCAGTCGTTCACCTACGACGCGAACGCCTCTAGGTCATGGAGAACACAGAGTTCCGGTGGAGGTTCCGGTGGCTGGCGCAGCGACACCACTCGGGTCTACCAGGGTCAGTGGGAGAACTTCGGGCACCACCGCGGTCTGTGGTTCTTCCCAGACGCTACGATGCGCAGCAACCTGAGCGGTCGTACGATCACTCGCATTCGCCTGCGTCTCACCCGCGTTGATGGCGGTGGCGTGGCAGGCGCCCAGACACCCACAATCAGGCTTCACAACTACACCTCTCAGCCCAGCGGCACGCCCGCCTTCGGCAGCAGTACGNCCCAGGGCGGATGGTCGTGGGGCCAGACCAGAACCGTTGACCTGCCGCTCGGCTGGGGAAACGCCCTGCGCGATGGCAGCGCACGCGGAATCGGCCTCTACACGACGAGTAACTCGCCATACATGATCTTTGAGCCGAACGCGAGACTGATCATTGACACGGCCAGCAACACGAGCAACACCCACGGGCACGGCACCGCTGACGACCGTTTTGAGTGGAGTTCTTTCAGTAGCGACCCGCACCCGAGCAGTTACACCCACACTCACTCGGTGCTCGGCAGCAACTGGACGCACAGCCACAGCAAGACCAGCAGTGCACGCACCGGGTCAACACAGTTCGTGCAAACAGGAACGGCGCAGGATTACTACGTGAGATTGATGAGATCCATCAATGGCACGCAGTCAACGATCAGTGAGTGGCTGGCAGGGCGTGATGGTACGGGCGTGGCCAGAACCCACCGGCTGCGCGTGCGTGCTGACGATAGCACCGTTGAGGTGTTCTCACCTGAAGTGAGCAATACAACTCCCAGAATCAGTGCGATCGTCAACGAACTGATGAGCGGGCGCCGCCACGGATTCGGGCACGTCGGTGGCGGCAGCGCGGAGTTTGACAACTTCACGCTATTCACCATGAATCTACCGCCCCAAGCCCCAACTCTGACATATCCAGTCGGCAACGAAGTCGTCAACCTGGAAGAGCCGAACACCTTCACGTTCACACACCGTGACCCAGACGGTGGCCCGATGTGGCGCTACGACCTGCAATGGCGCCCGGTGGGCGGCAGCACCACCACGATCACTCGCACCACCAGCAATGCAAGCCATCTGTTCACGGCAAACTTCTTCTCTCCAGGTGACTACGAATGGCGCGTGCGCACTTACGACGAAGAACAGGAGGTAGGGCCGTATAGCTCATGGGAACCGTTCGGCGCCTATCCCGCACCGCCGACGCCGGGATTCATCAGCCCCGTCATGGGCGACACCATCAGGCAGGAAACCCACCTAGTTCGTTTCACAAGCGAAGGGCACAGTCAGTTCCAGCTCAGGCGCGTGGCTGACGCCGACGGCAGCATGAACGCGAACGAGATCTACCAGACCATTCTCGTAGAAACCAGCGGAACAGAGCACGAAGTTCCGTTTCCAGTAACGGACCGTGCTGAGTGGCTCCAGCTGCGTATCTACGAGAACGGGCAGTGGAGCTCGTGGCGCAGCGTGCGCGTTGAAGTTCAGTATACGAGGCCCAGAGCACCAGAAATCCTCATGTTCCCACAGGAGGACCGGGCAACCATGGAGCTCCAGGTTCAGCACAACGAACCTGGACCAGACGACCCGACCGTGATTCGTACGAGCATTGACCGCTGGGACCGCGACCACTGGAACAGGCTCGTAGAGGTTGACGGCACCGGCACCGTGTCTTACGTAGACATATCGCCGGCAGCGCAACGCGAATATCTGTACCGCATCAGTGTCTACGGGGACAACGGTACTGTTCTGCGATTTGAAGTAACCAGCCCCAAGCTGAGGTTTCGTGGCTCTTGGATCTACGCAGTTGACAACTACGCGGCCACCGTTCACAACTTCAGATTCAATGACTCAGGGGGTGCTTACGGTCACATTCCGGACAGTGTCTACCACCGAGTAGCGGGTAGAAGACTGCCGGTGGCTGAGTTCGGCACGCGGGACCAGGAGTACATCTCTGTTGATCTGCAGCTGGATGACGCCTCCGGCGATCCTGCCGCTTTGGAGCGCCTACTCAGTAGTCGTAGCATTCTTTGCTATCGCGACGGGCGCGGGCGCAAGCTCTTCGGTATCCCGGACCAAGGCGCTGAGATGGACGCCCGTTTCTGGGGAGAAGTGGCACCGCTGCGCCTGACTGGAGTGGACTACCGTGGCGAGGACAACTTCTAATGTCGCACGAACAGCAGGAACTAGCGCAGGGCGGCTACAGCCGAGAGGAAGTGATCGCTGAGCTACACCGGAGCGGTCGGCGGATCTGGTTCCGTTACGAACTTCTTGACAAGGACGGTCGGCACGTTCGTTGGCTTGATGATCACGTTGTCAGTGGCAAGGTGACGAACCGAATGTTCGCAGACATCAAGCGAATCGCTGAGATACGCCTTCGTACTCGGCTAGATCTTGAGATCACAACGCAGCGAATCAAGCCGTGGTTCTACCTGGAAATGCGTCGTCGCGTGGTCAGCTTCTCGTCTACTTCGTGGGCAACGCTTGCGCCCACCTGGGATGAGATGGACACGATCTGGGCCAGCATTGACGAAGACCTAGTGTGGGAATACGACGAGTTACGGTGGCCTCTCGGCGTGTTCATGATCGCCAGCCCCAAGAGCCAGCTGAGCGAGCGCGCATTGCTGGGCCACGACATGCAGCTCTTCGACCAGATGCTGATCCTGCGAGATTGGCGAGTTGAGGACCGCTATTCCCTAGAATCTGGCACGAACATAACGGCAGCCGTTCGGGAGATCTTGCGTTTCGTAGGCTTCAGAGGCAGCGACATCATCATTCCAGGTAGCGAACATACGTTGCCAGCAGACAAGGAATGGGCTATCGGAACTTCCTTCGCAGAGATCGTGAACGATCTGCTAGATTCAATGAACTACAACTCCCTGTCGTTCAATGGGCACGGCAAGGCGTACAGCTACCCTTATCAGCGCCCAGACGAGCGGCACACGGACTACACCTATCAGACTGACGACCGCAGTATCATCCACCCGGCAGCAACCTACGAATTCGACTGGTTCGGCGTAGCCAATCACTGGATCGCGGTTGTCAGCAACCCAGACGTGGACGAACCATTGATCAGTACGTTCACCAATGACAGCCCTGGGAATCCGCTGAGTACTGTGAACATGCAGCGTGTAATCACAGATTTCCGTGATGACCTTGACGTAGTGAGCCAGGAGGCGCTGGACAGCTACGTGGAACGGCTTGCCTTTGAAGCGAGCCAGATCTACCAACGTGCAGAGATAGACACGCTGCTCATGCCTATGCATGAGAACGGAGACCTGATCCGCGTTGTGTACCCAAGGCTGAATCGTACCAACGACAGGTTTGTGGAAACCGACTGGGAGATGGAGCTGGAAGTGGGTGGCAAGATGAGCCATAAGCTGAGAAAGCTGGTGAGCCTGCATGGCTGATTCTTCCGAGGCAGTACGAACTATTCGTAGAATCGTGCTAGACGTCCTGGACGACGTGAAGCGGAACACATCAACCAAGATGGGCAAGGCGTACGACGTGAATGCCAGCGGTGCTCGAGTGCACTTTGACGGCGAAGCCACACCCTCCATGAAACGCTACCGATACCTGAAAGGGAATCAGCCATCAAACGGCGAACGTGTCATCCTTCATCGGGTCGGAGGTAGCTGGGTGATACTAGGTGCGCTGAGCTAGTTAGCTGTACGATGTCACACCGCGAAACATCACTGAACAGGAGATAACTCAATGAATCTGGACGAACGACACCCCATCCGGAAGCAGATGTTCTGGGTAGTTCTCGTGCAGGCGATCGTCACGGTGGCTGCCGCCGCTGGCATCGCCTCGGACGTCACCGAGGGTTGGCAGGAAATCGCCGTGGCTGCGCTCAACGTGCTGGTGCTGTTAGGTGTGCTGGGCAAGGGCACCACGCAAGCTGAGGAGTACACCGTTCCGCTTGATGGCGTAGGAGAGCCACTGAATGACCAGTATGTGAAGGTCCGGTAGGCATTGGTCCCTAGGGTCTTTGAACTGAGGGGCCATCTATTGAATGAGAACTATGAGATCATTGAGAAGCGTATCCGTGATGCTGTTATCTTCACGATCGGCATTGCAGGTACGGTCAACGAAATCTGGTTCCAGCCGGACGTTCGTCCTTACATTCTTGCTTTTCTGGCTTCTCTTATCGGGGTTCCGTTCATCCTACTGGCGGATGCGAAACGACGGAGTAACCGCAACGGCCGGGAGAACAATGGAGACCCCTCGTAGAACATGGACCCAGGCTTTACGGGAATGGGACCAGCAACATCGGTTCTTGACCTGGTACGTAGCCCTCGTCACGACCGCGATTCTGTTTCTGTTGATTCTTGGAGCTACGAATGGATAATGAACAGATAGAAGAAAGGGGTTGGCACCGTTTTCTGGTGAACCACGCAGGTTTCATCGGATGGTTGATCGTGGTAGCTGCCATGGCGGCAGGCTTCTTCCAGACGCAGAATGTTGCCGACCAGGTGGCCGCTAACGCAAGAATTCGTGCAGTCGTCAACTGCGAGTCGCAGAACGAACTGAAGAACACGATGTGGGAAATCCTTGAGCTGAACCGTCAAACGGAGTTCGAAGAGGAAGCTGAAAGGGCAGAAGCCCGTGAACAGTTCATGATGGAGGTAGAGCCACTACTCCGTGAGCAGGACTGTAACCTACTGCTCGAGGTACCACCACCCACGATAGATGAGCTGCGCGAGAACAGTCACGATGGCCCGATCCGTAACCTACTCCCAGGGGGCGAGTAATGACCCCGAGTATCACAGAATTCTTACTTTCAACAAGAACCAATCCACACTCAGCAGTTCGTAGCAATGGCGTTCGCTTCTGGGGCCATCCCACACGCGCCGGTGGTCTAGGAGCGATCACGTGCATCGCTGTCCACACCACAGAGAACGACATCATGCGCGGCAGCGCCCGCAACGTAGCGAACTGGCAGGCGCACACGGCGCCAACGCCGACCAGCTACCACGTGATCGTTGACCAGGCGCCCACACTGCTACGAACACTCCGTGACGTTTCCACAGGATTCCACACCGTTGGGCTGAATACGCGCAGTCTGGGGATCAGCTTCCTCCACCAGGCCCATCGTTGGACGACGAGCGTTTCAGCACCAGAGCGCAGAATGTTGCAGAACGCGGCGTGGCAGTGCGCGCAATGGTCTCGGCTGTACGGCATCCCGGTGCGCTGGATCACACTGGCTCAGGCGAATCGTGGAATCAAGGGATTTATCCGTCACTCAGTGGCAGATCCCGCTCGCCGCAGTGACCCCGGAGCCAACTTCCCGGCCACGCTGTTCTTCCAGCTGATCAACCAATATCTGGGGAATACGACCCCGGTTCCGCCGACACCCGCACCGACACCTACCCCGGCACCGCCGATACAGGACCAGGAGGAAGCGATGGCAACCAAACTGATACAGGACGCGCTGAGGGACGCAGGCTACGACCCTGGCCCCAGCGATGGAATTCCAGGGGCACGCACCCGTACCGCACTCGCGGCAGCCTTCGGCAACGTGCCACCCGAGGAGCAACCTGCGCCGCCTGCGCCACCGCAGAGCGAGCCATGGGAAGGCAAGCGCCTACGCGCCACGGCGCCGAGCGTCAACTTCTACGACAGCCCACGGTGGGAGCGCCCCACCGGCCAGTTCTCCAGAGGCCAGCACTTCCCGGTCATTGAAGGGATCCACACCGAGGGGACGAGCAGGTGGTACCGCGTGCGGAACAGCCGTGGCGCAGGCCCATTCTTCGTCACAACCCGAGCAGACCTGGTCCAACTCGTGGATTAGTCACCTCACCGCCACCGAGGGGATGAAAGCCCGAGTTGCTGAACTCGGGCTTTCTTCTTGTCTTATCTCAAAGAAGTGGTATGATTCGGGTGTAAGACAGCCCGGCCGTGGCGGGGCGGAAGTCACCATAGAAACCTCGGTGGCCCAAGGATTAGGTGATTGGCCCGAAGCGAACGCCCCGTAAGTCGCGCACAGCGCACGGGCTTCCCCGCCACGGTTCGGGTTGCAAGGCTCTCTGCGTAGGTGTACGTTGCCGTCCAGCAGAAACAGGAGGGCAGAAAACAGAGTGTGCATCTAGCGCACAGTTCCTTGCAAGGCGGCAAGAACCCACGTAATGTTCCCACCAGTTGCCGCACTGAGGGCGGCACACCCAACCGGGGTCAGAGGCCCCAAGGAGTACGACAGATGGCACAGCAAGCGTTTGACAAGCTGGAGATCCCACGACTGAAGCTGCCCCGTGGCCCGTACACCGACACGGAGTTCACGGAGAAGGCCGCGAAGGCGCTGGCCGAGGCCGCGACCCGCAAGGAGGCCGCTGAGCAGCTGGGCGTTCCCCCGTCGGTGGTCGGGCTGGCCGCACTGGTGCACGAGCACGGGCTGATCCCGTTCCGCAGCGAGAAGGAGTTCCGCGAGAAGCTGGTGAAGGCGCGGGACAAGGAGCAGCAGGGATGGGCCGTGATCGGCGCCCGACTGGGCGGCGTCAGCGAGGGCCGCGTGGAGTCCCTGTACGAGGAGACCACGGGTATCCCGTACACCGAGTCCGTTCTGGGCCGTGGCGGACGCCCCAAGGGCGAGGAGAACGGCGCAGCCAAGCCCAAGCCCAAGCCCGCGAAGGCGGAGCCTGCCGACGTGGCGGACAACGACACCGGCGAGACCGAGGACGAAGTGGCGGCCACGGTGCCGGAATTCAGCGAGAACCCGACCGAAGAGGAGGTCGGCGAAGCGCTGAACGGCAAGACCGTCACCGTCAAGAAGGGCAGTGGCACCGTGGAGGTGCAGGTGGCCGAGGTGGCTGCCGTGAAGCAAGCCAAGTCCGGCCGGTGGGGCGCGAAGGTCAACACCACCGACGGCAAGGAGCGCACGTTCCCGCTTGACCAGGTGACCGCCGTCGCCTGATCGGCAGCCAAGGGGCCGGGTCCACACGGGCTCGGCCCCTTACCCATGAACAATTCACAGAACAGGACAGAACATGCTGTATATCAACACGCGACAGCGCGCAGAACTGGTCAAGAAGCACCTACCCAAGTGGGCAGCAACCGGGATGGAGATCCGCCTCGTGGTGGAGGCGCCCGACGTGGCAGCCTACGAGCGAGCCATTGACGAAACGGGTGTGCGCGCCCAGATCGTAACGCTTGAGAAGCAGGACCAAGGGCTGCCGTACAGCAGGAATTCGGCAGTTGAGCACGCTGCCAAGCGTGGCCACAGCACGATTACGATCTGCGACGACGACTACGTTCCAGCAGGAGAGGCGCGCAACTGGCAGCTGATGGAGCAATGGTTGCAGGACAACCCTGAACAGCTGGGTATCGGCGCCTGGAACCGCATCTACCAGAACTGGCTGGACATGCCACCGCACACGGGCGTTCAGCCACACAAGGGATCCATGGGATACAACGTGAAAGCGTATTCCATTGATCTATACCTGGAACTCGGCGGAATTCGCACGAAGTATTGGCTGCGCGAGGACGCTGAACTGGTGATCCGTGCGGTGCTGGCAGGCTACGGGCCGTGGTGGATCCACACTGAGGCGCACTGCGCAGGCGTGCAGGCGCGATGGGCGAAGGGTGGCAACGAAAGCGCTGAGCAGCTGAGCAGCGAGGACGCTGTGAACACCCGTGCGCTGAAGGAAGCTACAGAACTAGCGGCTGAATACCCAGAGTTCGTCAGTTTGACCACCCGCAAGAACGGCCAGGTGTGGCCACGCATCAGCTGGAAGAAGCTGTACGATGGCACGGAGGCCGAGCTAGAATTCTAGCGGCACACACCACACAGGACACAGAATCGTGCAGACCTTCCTCCCGCTGCCGTCGTTCAGTGCATCAGCTGAATCGCTAGATCTGCAGAGATTGGGCAAGCAGATCATAGAATCACGCCAGATCGGTAGGGCGCTGACTGACCCTGACTACGGGTGGCAGCGCCACCCAGCGGTCCAGGCGTGGCGGGGCCACCTAGGCGCCCTACTTGCGTACAGCGCTGCCATGAACGACGAGTGGGTGCGCAGGCGTGGCAAGGCGCACGGTGCGTACCTGAACATGGAGATGGACCACCTGTTCGCAAGCCCTGACGACAGGCTGCCAGGGTGGCTTGGCTGGGAGGCGTTCCACCTAAGCCACCGCAGCAACCTGATTCGCAAGAATCCTGCACACTACGGCGCCCTATGGCCAGGAACTCCTCCGGACCTGCCCTACATCTGGCCCAAGCCCTAGACCGGCCACTGTACGAACGGGCAGAACACCGACTTGCCAGGTAGTTCCGGGCCGCGTACTGTTCCTAACACAGCAACACACACCCAGCACACAGGAGACAGCAGAATGCCGAAGGCACCCAACGCAGACCAGCTTCCCACCGAGAACCGTGGCCGCGTGAACAAGAGCACCTACGGCGACTTCGCCAGGGTTTCCCAGACCACCCAAATCGCAGGACTGTACGTGGAGCGTTCCGCCGACGACGACGGCGACCGTGACGTGGATGCCAAGATTTACGACGTGGACCTGGTTCGGGCATACGACCTGGATAACGTTGGCAAGGTTTCCATCTCCGCAGTGAGGCAGCGCCACGCCACCGGGGTCCGCACCGAGGCCACCCTGTTCCTGGAGAGGGAGCAGGCCCGGAAGGTGCGCGACATGCTGAACAAGATGGACCTGGACGACTGACCACTGTACGATCGGCCCGGAACCGACTTGCCAGGTAGTTCCGGGCCGCGTACTGTTCCTAACACAGCAACCAACAAGACAGGAACCCAGATGACCAGCCCAAGCAACCGCCCGACCGCCGACCAGGTGCAAGAGCTCGCCGAGATGGCGCGTCAGCTGTTCGTAGAGGACGGCCTGAGCCGTGTCGGGACCGTGAACGCTCTTCGTCGGCAGGCCGTGCGAATGGGCCTCTTTCCCTCCTTCGGCGACATGGCGCTGGACCGCCTCCTGAAGAACTCCTGACTGAACACTGTACGAACGGCCCAGAACCGGAGTTGCGGAACACCGGAGGGCCACGTACTGTTCCTAACACAGCAACACACACCCAGCACCCAAGGAGCCCGAAATGCCGAACCCGATCACGAAGCTCGCCAAGGGCCAGGAGCCCATCCGTCGCACCGATGGCAGCTACTTCTTCCGCCGGGGCGAGCGGGTCGTGATGGACCACTGCGCCCCTGCGTACCTGAACGGGCACACCGGGGTCGTAGTGGACCTCCAGACGCACGCGGTGGTCGTGAAGCTGGACCGGCCGGGTTCGTTGCTGGCCAGGGGCAGCAAGTATGTCAACGAGAACGGTGTCATCCGCTGCGACAGCGCGACGCTGAAGGACATCTAGACCGGCCACTGTACGAACGGCCGGAAAAGGAATTGCGGTTCCCGTTCCGGCCCCGTACAGTTCCTAACACAGCAAGCCACACACCACAGCAAAGGGCACAGCATGAACACCGCACCCGACCCCTTCGGCGCACCTGGCAGCGTCACCCGTATCGTGGGCGAGGCACCCAAGCCCACCGGACCCGTAGGGCCACCGGCCAGCCCGAAGCAGCTTGGCTTCCTGGCCAGCTTGGTCCAGGAGCGCGACATTGAAACACTGAACGGCAACCTGTACGAGAGGGCGTTTGACCTGGCCACGGGCAGCGACAAGGCGATCACCAAGAACGAGGCTAGTGCGCTGATCAGCGCGTTGCTGATCGCACCCAAGGTTGGCAACGTGACCACGGGAAGCGCCGAGCCACCCGAAGGCATCCACCTGGCCGGAGACCAGATCTTCAAGGTCCAGGTGGCGCATCACGGATCCGGCAAGAAGTACGCGAAGCAACTGAACAAGAACTCCGGTTCGTTTGACTACGTCGGCCGCGCGCCCTTCGGGCAGCTGTCCGAGGAAACGCTGATGACACTGGCCCAGGCGAAGGAGTTTGGTCACCTGTACGGGATGTGCATCAAGTGCGGTCGCACCCTGACCGATGAAGGCAGCATCGCAGCGGGCATCGGCCCCATCTGCGCAGAATCTTTCTAAGGAGGCAACCATGTTCAGCAAGCGCAGCATCTACAGGGCACTCAAGTACTCCAACGACATCAACGCGATCCAGAAGGGCAAGGTTGGGCGCAGGGTGGCCCGACGCGCCTATGGCAAGGGCACGGGCAAGCTGGCCAGGAAGATGTTCGGCTAGCTGCCAAGTTACCCAGCTCACGGACCCCCGGTGCACCTGGCCGGGGGTCTTTGCTGTGTACCGAGTAGGGCGTCGTGAGAACGACTGTGGCAGCCGATAGCGGGCGCCTTGGTGCGCTGGCACCTAGGCAGAGTTGGTCGTTTGTAGAGAGGCGCTGGTGGCGCCACCTTCGTTCCGCGCGCAGAGTGCACGTTCACAACAGAAGGCTTGCGGTGGCCAGGAACTCCGATTAGTGTTCGCAGGGCAAGAACACAGCAACCACAGCAGACAGGATGCCAGATGGACAAGCGAACCGAAATCCTCCAGGCGCACCGTTTCATCGCCCAGATGTACGAGTCTCAGGCGTTGGCTGCCCTGGACCGGGGTGACCAAGAAGACGCGCAGCGTTGGGTGGACCGCCTGAACCGCGCCGACCGGACCACCGACGTGCACTTGCAACTCGCTGATCTGGAGGCCTGACATGCCAGTCGGCGACCGCATGAAGGATTTGCGCGAATATCACGGGCTATCTCAGCGAGATCTGGCTGAACTGGCGGGTGTTCACAAGACCACGATCAGCAAACTGGAGGACGGCACGACCCCGAGGATTCACGTGACCACAGCGGCAGCACTTTCGGAAGCGCTGTACGTGCCAATCACGGAACTGTTTCAAGACTGCGAGGTGACCACCCAAGGTAGGCAATGCCACACACCGAACTATAGCTACGAGAAGAAAGGCGTATCTCAGGGAATTCAGGCGAACTGCCCAAAGTGCCACACTGCGCTCACGCCTAGCGGGCTGTGCGGATGGTGCGGTTAGCGCACACCGCGGGAACCTGAGTTGCGAACTGGCTCCGGTTCCTGTACTGTTCCCACTGTCAGCAACACACCGCACCCAGGAGGCACCAAGATGATCAACCACAACGCCGAGAAGAAGGCCAGCTACCGGAACCGCGTGCAGCGTGGCACCTACGTCACCCTCGCTCGCCCGGTTCAGGCGACCATCACCACCTGGGACCCCGAGTTCCGCGTTGTGTCTCGCAAGGAATTCCCGGCCGGGACCGAGTGCCAGGTCGTCGGCGAAAGCAACGGTGGTTTCCGCGGGATTGAGGCCACCCTGAAGTTCCCGGGCGGGTACCGCGCGATCAGCGTTTCCACCGGAGCCCTCAAGGTTCGCTGACCACTGTACGATCGGCCCCACGGGGACTTGCGAACAGTTCCAAGTCCCCGTACAGTTCCTAACACAGCAACCCCACAGCAGAGGAAGCCCGATGATGAAGAACTCCAGCACCCACACCCGTACCGCACTCAAGGACTTCGTTCTGGCGGGAATGGTGATCCCCAAGGGCACCGAGATGCAGGTTCAGGATCTGCAGGGGTACCCGCGTAAGTGGGAGATTGAAGTCAAGCTGGCTGAGAACTGCACGGTGCGTTCCTCCACCGACAAGGAAGGTTTCAACCGCTACGCGGCCTGAGCACAGAACGCGCACTTCGCAGTGAACAGTTGCAACGCAGGGGTCACTCAACTAGCGTGGCCCCTGTACCACCCACAGCACACAGCACACAGACAAAGGACAGCACAGTGATCTCCCGCGAAGACATGATCTCCAAGGTCAGCGCCTTGCTCGCCAAGGCGGAAGCCACCACCTTCGGCCCCGAGCGCGACGCGTTCCGTGCCAAGGCGGACCAGCTGATGCTTCAGCACGCGATTGAGAACAGCGAGTTGACCCAGCGCGAAGGGCGCAGCCTGAAGGACCAGGTGATCAAGAAGACCGTGTCCCTGGGCGAGGATGGCGCGTGGTTCACGGAACTGCTGGACGACCTGGTCCGCATGATCGCCCGGCACGCACGGTGCCAGCACATCGGCCACCCGGGATACAAGTTCCACAGTATGGAGCACGCGGTGCCGCGCACCCTTTCCATCGTCGGGATGGAGGCGGACGTGGAATACGCTGAAATGCTGTTCATCTCGCTGCGACTGCAGATCGCGAACACGCTGGAGCCGCCCTACGACCACGGGCAGCCGTTGGCAGCCAACATCTACCAGATGCGCAGTGCTGGCCTGAAGTGGGAACGTATCAGCGAGGTGTGCAGGGCTGCCAAGCCTGCCGAGGGGCACCCAAGCCCGACCGCGCACCGCTGGCTCCGCATGTACGAGGAGGAGTGCGAACGCCGTGGCGAACTGCCACGAAAGCGGATCAATCCGCTAACGGTGCAGCGTAACTTCGTGCAGGGCTTCAACCACGAAATCCACAGCCGACTGCGCGCCCTGAAGCGCGAACAGAAGGCGCAGGTTGAGTCCAGCGGTGCCGCCCTGGTGCCCGTTACCAACGCCGTTGACGAGGTATTCCAGGAGATGTTCCCGAACGTTTCCTACGGCCGAGCCAAGGGTCCGGGCGGGAAGTTTGACCTGGCCAGCTACCAACGGGGCGCGGCTGCCGGAGCCAAGGCGGATCTGAACCAGACCCGCATCGCGCAGCGTCCTTCGCTGAACTGACCACTGTACGAACGGCCCGGAACGGAGTTGCGAACCGTTCCGGGCTGGCGTACTGTTCCCATTGTCAGCAACACACCAGCACACAGGAGCAGCCAAGATGACCGAGCACAAGATGATCAACCGCAACGACATCCCGGTCAAGGACCGCCTCGCCGACTACCTGGCCCAGCACCCCGTGTCGCCCGACACTGAGACCTACGAGATCCTCCAGGGCTTGCTCGCCGAGAAGGACCACCGTGGCGCCTACTTCCTGGTCCGCGGCATCATCACCCTCGAAGAAGCCCGGAACCGCGACTACTGATCCACCCAGCACCCAGCACCCAGCACCCAAGGAGAATTCCATGCCAGAGGCACAGTTCATCACCGTCCCGGCCGACCGGGTCCGTCACACCGACGATCTACTGATAAACGAAGCGACGAAGGAGATCAGCGAGAACGGCACACCGCACGCCCTGGGCGAAGTTCACATCGGCGACCAGTGGTGCTACCTGAAGCTGGAAGACCCGATCGGTCGCAAGAAGGTGTGGAAGGTGGAGTGCGACCAGAAGGTGCACGTGGTGCGTATGGTTGCCACCGAGGCGGAGAAGCGCGCCGAAGCGAATCAGCAGATTGCATGGGAATCGCTCCGGGACAACCGACGTTACTGGTTGCTCCGGCAGGAAGTGGCTAGCGCCATGATGCCGGGAATCCGTGAGACACGGCGCCGTAGCTGGGGCGGAAGGGACGAATCAGGCTTCCAGGCTGTCGGTGACGCCCGTTGGCTCACCAGAAAGGCGGAAGAACTGCGCAACGCGGAAGCCAAGGTGGAGCTCTGGGCAAGGGTGGAAACGGTGGCGCAGCGCGACGGCGAGGACAACCTGTCAGCCGCAGAGACGGTGAAGGCCGACTCCGAGGAGCGCATCTTGCAGGGCTGGGGCGGAAGGGACCAGAACGACGACGACACCCGCGAGTGGCTGCGCAGTGCACGGCAGCTGATCGCCTTTTCAGTACGATGAGGCGCCCAGCGCCCGACGAGCGGTGCGTTGTCTGCCAGCAAGGGGCAGCGCACCGCCTCCAGTGGGACAGCGACACTGGCCCGTGCGACTGGCAACTCTGCGAAATCTGCATCGTTAGCCGCGTAGCTCAAACATTCCAGGGAGGAAGGAACTATATCGTGGACGGCAAGCCATTGCAGGATCTCAAAGAATTCGTCAGCAAACTGCCGACCAATCACAAGTGCTGCGGTTGCGGTGCCAAGATCAACGGGGCGCACTGGCACTTCGCGAACGGTGCCAAGGTGCCGAGAGCCGTAGGTGGGCGCGCGTTCTATTGCGGGCGTCAGTGCTGCCCTAGTACGAACTGCCACCCGGCCACCGACCCGGCCACCGACTGGGATGATCTGGAAGATCTGTTTGACGAGGACGAAGAACTGCTGTGGGACGAAGAGGACGAAGCTGCCGTTTCAGCTGCCAAGGTGTGCACGCGGTGCGAGGCGGACTTCTACGGGAACAGCCCAGAAACCGTCTGCCCACGGTGCCACGCGCAGGCTGAGAACCCAGAAGCGTGGGACACAGACGAATGGGACTTCTGACGCGCTCAGAACGACTGTAAGCGCCGATGACGCGGCTTGGGTGTGCTGGCCCTTGCCAGCGGCCATCGTGCAGCACAGTCGTTCTGAGCACCTCCAGGGACCCCCTGGCGCGGGTAGTGCTGGCCCGTTGCCAGGGGCGTCCCAGTGACCACGACGTTACGCTTCGGTTGCCCACCCAACCCAAGGAGCCAACGTGGCAACCGAGGACAAGGGCACGCGCGTTCCCACCTACGAGGAACACGCTGCCCTAGAACAGCGCGTAGCGCAGCTGGAGGATTCCGGCGGCGAACCCGAGCCAGAGCCCGACCCGGACCCGGAACCCCCGGAGCCAGACCCAGAAGACCCGGAGCCAGACCCGGAGCCACCTGCGCCCGGAGAACCTGCCGTCACGGGGCAAGCCACCGCGACGATCTCAGCACAAACACTGAACGTTGCGTACTCACTCAGCTTTTCGCAGGCTGCCACGGCTGCGCAGGTTGTGGTCGCGCTGCGCAATTCTGCTGGACAGAACCTGGACTTCGGCCACACCGACAACGTGCAGTTCTCAGCGAATTCAGCGAGAAACTTCACTGCTTCTCGTAGTGCGCTGCCAGCGGGTACGTACACCGGATGGATCGCGGTGTTCCGCGATGGCAACTGGACCGACGTGCAGGGCACGCAGTTCACGGCAACCGTGACCACTCAGCCCGGTGGTGGCGGCGGAGATCCGGCTGGAAACCCTCCGGCACCTGGCAACTGGACGATGGCGTGGCGCGACGAGTTCGAGGGCAACGCGATTGACTGGCGCAAGTGGTCTCACACCAGTTCGTCACAGCGCGACGGCCAGGGCAACCGCCTCCAGAACAGCCAGCTTGAGTGGAACGATGCACGACGTTCCGACAACGCCTGGGTTCGCGACGGAATTCTGCACTTTCGCGCTACCCGCGAGAGCACCACGCAGAACGGGATCAACTACCCGTGGCGATCGGCATTGCTGACCAGTTCGCCCACAACTGGCGGATTTCGCTTCCGTACGGGTGTGTACCTGGAACAGCGCGTGCGGCTGCCCAGCGTTGGGTCCGGCTCGTGGCCTGCGTTCTGGACCTGGCAGGTTCCTGGCGGGTCGCAGGTGACCGAGATTGACATCTACGAGTATTGGCCGAGTTGGTCCGGGCGTGGACAGAGTTACACCGCTGGGACCCACGGCTCCGGGATGGGCGGCAGCAACCAGGGTTCTGTGCAATTCGGCGGATCTCCAATGCCTACGTACCAATCGGGGGCAGAAACGCCCATCGGCCCGTGGATGAAGTTCGGTGCGCACCTGCGCAGCAACGGGATCACGTTCTACTTCAACGATCGTGCTGTGCGCAGCATTGGCAACACACCGCGCGGGGACATGAACATCATCATGAACCTGGCCGTGTGGCAGGACATCCGTCCGCCTGCCGCTGTGCAGCGCATCCCGATGCAGATCTCGCACTGCCGCGCGTGGCGCGAACGGTAGGAACACAGCAAGGGCGCGCGGCTCGGGCAGCTAGCTCGGGCCGCGCGCTTCTGTGCGTTCTGCGCACGGAACTAACTGCACGAGTTGCGGAACGGTTCATGCCGCCCTACTGTTCGCAGCACAGCAGTTCACAGCACACAGAGGAGCAGGACATGAGGGCAGGCGGCGAGAAGCGAGGGAACAGCAAGGACCGCCGAGCCCGCAAGCTGTGGATGCTGGCCACCTGGGGAGACGGCGAAAGCTGCCCGTGCGTCCACTGCCACGTTCAGGTGACCTACGACACGGTGGAAGCCGACCGCATCATCCCTGGTTCGCAGGGTGGCAGCTACCGTAGGGACAACGTTCAGCCTTCCTGCCGTAGCTGCAACCTGGAGCGTTCCGATAAGGTTGACACCTTTGTCGCTCCGGTTGCTCGGGAGCTCGCGACGGCCTGAGCGCAGGGTGCACGAACTCCAGAACAGCCTTTTCACGGAACTCAGGGCGTGCGACACTAGGCGCACAGCACACACAGGAGAACAGCATGGCAGGCACAATCACCAACACCGTGACGGCCGACCTGAGCGACCGATTCGGCAGCCGTATCCGCGTTGATTTCAGCTACTCCCGCGAGGACGTGGCTGGCATCAAGTCCGTGCTGGGCGCGCAGTTCGTGTCCAAGGACAAGCTGAACGGCGAGTCGCCGACGCCTTACTGGACGGTGCCGCGCGACATGATCAGCGCCCGTGGGCTTCGGGAGGCCTTCGGCGACCGCCTCCAGCTGACGGAACGGCTGGCTGAGTGGGGCTGGCTTCAGCAGCGTCGCGACTCCATGCTGGGCAGCCTGGCCGACGCCGATGATGCCGAGCTTGAGAACCTGCCGATGGTGCTGCCGGAGGTGGCCGACGCACTGCGCCCCTACCAACGGGCCGGGGTCAAGTTCCTTTCCGTCAACGGTGGCCTGATCGCCGACCACCCTGGCCTCGGCAAGACGATCCAGACCATCGGCGCCATCGCCGAAGCCGAACAGCTGGACGACCCCGACGGTGGAAAGGGCTTCCTAGTGATCGCCCCGCTGACCAGCCTGGAGGCTACCTGGCTCAAGGAGCTCAGCAAGTGGCAGCACACCGATGTATTCGTTGCCAAGGGCAGCCGTGCACAGCGGCAGGCCACCATCGCAGAGTTCGTTGAGCACCGTGAATTCGGCGGAAACGGGTGGCTGGTCGTCAACCCGGCCATGGTTCGGTTCCGCAACGAGTGGGACACGACCCGCTGCATTGAGCACGACGACAAGGACAGCGCGAAGGACAAGCGTGGCTGCGCCTACTGCGTACAGGTGCAGACCCGCGAATACCCGGAATTCAACGAGATCCTCTGGGACGCGGTGGTCATTGACGAGTCGCACGAAGTGGTGCGCAACCCGAACACGCTGACCGCGAAGGGTGTGCTGAAGCTGCCGGAGGAGGAGGGCTGCCTGAAGATTGCCATGACTGGCACCCCGATTATGAACCTTCCGCTGGACCTCTGGGCGGTGCTGCACTGGCTGAACCCTGAAACGTTCAGCTCCAAGTGGCGCTGGGCCGAGCGTTTCTGCGAGATCCAGGACAACGGGTACGGCAAGACCATCGGCGACCTGCGCGACGAGATGCAGGAAGAATTCTTTGAAAGCCTGAAGCCCTACGTGCTGCGCCGCACGAAGGCCGAGGTTGCTAAGGACCTCCCGCCGAAGCAGTTCATCAACGTTGACCTTGGCTTCGCCAGCGAGGCCCACCGGAAGCAGTATGTTCAGTTCCAGCAGGAAGCGTTCGTCAAGATCGCTGACCTGGAGCTGGGCGCTACGGGTGTGCTGGACGAACTGACCCGCCTTCGCCAGTTTGCCATCGCGCTGTGCGACATCACTGAGAACCCGAAGGGCGACGGGCACCCGGTGGTCGTACAGCAGACCCCGGAAAGCGCGAAGGTTGCGTGGCTTGACGAGCACCTGAAGGAGCTGGGTGTGCTGGACGACAAGGGCGAGGCCACGGGTAGCAGCGAGCGCGTGGTGGTCTTCAGCCAGTTCGCCCGAGTTCTGCAGATGATGCGGGGCTACTACGAAGCCAAGGGTGTTCGGGTCGGCATGATCACCGGCGGTGTCAGTGGCAAGGCGCGGCTTGAGGCGATCAACGAATTCCAGGACAAGACCAACGACACGAACCTGATTCTTATCAGCACCCGTGCAGGCGGGGTCAGCATTGAGCTTGACGCGGCCGACGAGGTGGTGTTCATGGACGAGACCTGGAACTACGGCCTGATGGAACAGGCAATGGACCGCCTGGACCGCGCGAACAAGGGGCGCACGGTGCCCGTGACCGTCTACTTCCTGCGCACCCTGAACACCGTGGAAACGGAAACGGTGGCCCCGAAGGTGCAGGGGAAGAAGGAAATGGCAGCGTTCATCATGGATGTTCGGCGCGGTGTCACGGAAGGTGCCATCGCCTGCTGAACACCCAGGAACACCTAGGAACCCTGTTCGCAAGCCGGAACAGGGTTCCTTTCATGCCTAAGAACCCTGTTCATAAGCCTGAACACCGTTCCTTTCACGCCTAAGAACCCCTAAGAACCTCGTACGCGCATACGTATGCGCACTACGCGGAGCCAAGCCGCCGCCTAGTGCCGCAGCAACCCCCTACGCGCGTAGGGGGTGTCGTGGTGGCTGTGCAGTTGTGGCGCTCCGCGTAATGCGCATACGTGAGCGCGTGCGTAAGGGTTCATGGTCGGGTGTAGGAACCCTGGGTTCATGGTCAGGTGTAGGAACGAATGTAAGAGCCGAAGGGTTCCAGGGGGTACGTGGGCACCGGCCAGGGGGTGATCGTGGCTCCTGGGGCATCTGAGGGGCCTCCACGGTTGCGTGGTGCCAGGGCCACGGGCTAGCTTGCGGGCAGCAACACACACAGCAGCCAACACACAGGAAGGCAAGCCGTGGCACCCATCACTACGCTCCATCGGGAACTGGGCTTCATTCACGACCCAGACCCGGCCGACTGGACGCACCTACCGCTTCTGCGCACCAGCGAGCGCGGCAGCTACACGCGGTGTCGGGAGCAGTGGCACAACTCCAGCGTTCTGCGGATCACGCGGTCCAGGACCGGAAACGCTCTGCGTTTCGGCAGCATGGTCCACACGGCGCTGGAGGAGTACTACGTTCCCGGAATCAAGCGTGGTCCGCACCCAGCGGGTACGTTCCTCAGGGAATACGACAAGGCGGCTCAGGAGGCCGGGTACGACTTCAGCATCCGCGACGAGGACGAGGAATGGGTAGCTGCCCGTGAACTAGGGCAAGCCATGCTGGAGAACTACGTGGACCATTGGCAGGAACGCGATAAGGCGTGGAACGTGCTGGCACCCGAGGTACCTGCGATGGCGGTGGTTCTGGACAAGGCAGGCAAGCCGATGGTTCGCTATCTCATGCAGTTCGACGCGGTGATCTGGGATAGCGAGCTGAATCGTTACCTGTTCGTGGACCACAAGACCGCCGCATCGTTGCTTGATCCCAACGAGAAGGAGCTGGACGACCAGTGCGGAACCTACTGGCTGTTCGGCCCCGCGTACCTGGCAGCCAATGGGTGGATCCCGGAAGATGCCGATATTTCGGGCTTCCTCTACAACGTTCTGCGTAAGGGCTTGCCCGACGAGAGGCCCAAGAACGACAAGGGCCAAGCGCTGAACAAGCCGAGCAAGGACGACCTCCTAAGGGCCGTTGCGGCGCTGGGGGTACCCAACCCACCCAAGCCCACCGTAGCGGCGCTTACGGCGGCTCTCGAGGCCGCTGGGCACGATCCTGCGCAGTACGGGCAGCCCAGCAAGCGCCAGTCGCCACCGCTGTTCCAGCGTTTCACGGTGTACTCCGGTGACGACCGTAGGCAGAACGTGCTGGAGCGCATCCGTATGCAAGCCTACGAGATGAACCTCGTTCGCAAGGGCAAGCTAGGCGTCTATAGGGTGCCGATGTTCGGTGGCTTGGGTGCGTGCACGATGTGCGAATTCTACGACCTATGCCAGCTCAAGGAGGACGGGGCTGACTGGGAAGTGCTACTGGACATGGACTACGAACCGCGCGATCCCTACGCGCAATACCGTGAACTACTGCCCATCGATGAGGATTTCAATGAGTAAGCCAACCGGGATTCGCACGGTCAACAGTGACCGGCCGCAGTTCAACATCATGGTGTTCGCCGATCCAGGCGTCGGAAAGACGTGGCTTGCGGGCAGCAGTGCGCGCAAGGACCATGACACGCTGATCATCCGCTCAGCCATTGAGAACACCGACACCATCAGCATTCACCACCCGAAGTTCAAGGTGGACGAGTACGTGGCAGCTGAGTGGGCGGACCTGGACGAGATCCACGAGTACCTGCGCCACGAGAAGCACGGCTACCGATGGGTATGGGCCGATAGCGTGCCCCTACTCCAAGAAATCGGCATGGACGGGCTGATGGCCGACCTGGTAGCTGCCAAGCCACACCGGGACGAGTACGTGCCTGACAAGCCGGAATACCTGCAGAACATGAACAGGCTTTCCAAGTGGATCAGGCATATGTCCTCGCTAGATTTCAACTTCGGCATGACCGCGCACGAGATGCGGTACGTGTCGCCCAAGACCGGCGAGGAACATATCTGGCCATGGGTGCAGGGCAAGATGATGCCTGAGAAGATCTGCGCTTACGCTACGATCGTGGGCCATCTGGAGGTACTGGAAACGGAGGAGCACGGTAGAGTCAGGGTGCTGCACACCCAACCGCACGGCGAGTACTATGCCAAGGACGGCCTAGGTGCATTCCCAAAGGGCAGAATCGTGCGTCCCACGGTGCCCAAACTGGAAGATGCCATCGCCACCGTCCGGCAGCAGTCACAGAAGGAGGCAGCAAAGACAACGCGCAAGAAGGCAACGAAGAAGCTGAACCCCAAGGCCGACCCCGAGGGTGATGACGAATTCACCTTCTGACAACGACACAGGAGCAAGATTCATGGCAAAGATGGTTGAGTTTGACCTGAGCGGCATGTCCGACGAGGAGTTCGTGCAGGACGACAGCCCGAACTTCGCAGAGCAGCCCAAGCCGGGTGTCTACACCTTCCTGATCAAGGAGATCATCCCCGGTTACACCCAAGGGGACAAGAGTCGGCCCCGCCTGGAGGTGGTGCTGGACGTGGTGGCCGACGGCAAGGGCGAGACCGAAAGCCTGAAGACCAGCGGCAAGGAAGGCGGCGACTGCACCGGGGCGCGCATCTGGGACTACGTGTCCTTCAGCGATGCCAGCGAGTGGAAGCAGAAGCAGTTCTTCAAGGCGATCGGCGAGGCAAGCCCCAAGAAGAAGAAGGGGAAGTTCAACGCCGAGAAGCACGAGGGCAAGACCCGTTTCCTGGCAGTGGTGAAGGCGGATTCCAACCAGGAGGGCGACTACAGGGCCAAGATCGGCACGATCTTCCCGATCGGCGAGGACGCTGCCACGGTGGAGATGGACGACGGCCTGGAAGACGAGTTGGAGAAGGACGAGTTGGAGCCCGAAGAGCCCGAATCCGAGGAGTTGGAGGAGGACGAGGACGACGACTGGGACGACGAAGAGGAAGAGGAAGACGAGCTGACCGAGGAGCAGATTCGGGCGATGAACCCGGCGCAGCTCAAGGAACTCGCCAAGGAGCACGGGATCAGCCTCAAGGGGCTGAAGAAGGCCGCCGCGATCGACAAGCTGGTTGAGGAGCTCGTGGAGGACGACGTTCCCTTCTAGCTCACAGAATTCTGCGGGGTCGCTGACGTGGCGTCACCATCGGGCAGCGACCCCGCAGAACACAACTCATAGAAGGATACTGACAATGGCAGACGAACTGGAAGATTGGAAAACCGACGACATCACGCTGGCAGCTTGGCTGATGATGCACTTTGACCTGAACGGTACGAAGTGGATCGGCCGAAAGTGCTACTGGATGTTTGACGACACGGACGAATTGGCTGACCGTGTCAGCGACTACGTGGGTGGCTTCGCCGAGGGCAACCTGAAGGAATACAACTCCATCATCGCGGCCCTGAAGCGGGACATGTACGACGCCGAAGGAAACCGCGGATTCCCGCGCCCAAGGCACGTCACCTCGTAGAACAGGGCAGCTGATGCAGGATCACGATCGTCCTGACATCAACGCCCTGAGGCCGTGGCTTGTCGTTGACGGACCGGACCAGCAAGGCGAATGGTCAGGATTCTGCCCTTTACACGAGGATCAGAACGCGAGTGCGTCGTACAACTTCGACAAGCAAGTGTGGCGGTGCTTCGCAGGCTGCCCGGACGGGGCGTTGGGTGAACTACTCTGGCGTATCGAGGAGGAGGGAGGAACCACCGGCACGGTTACCGCGAAAGGAGATCGCGGAGGTTTCACGGCCGATGTCGTAGATATCCGCACGAAGCGCAAGCGAGAGGTGCCACTACCCAGCCTCGGCAGCGTGGCAGGTTGGCACAGCGCACTGATGAGCAACCCGGATGCACTGGCAGCATTACAGGAACGGCGTGGCTTGACGCAGGCAACCATCGAGGCGGTCAAGCTGGGCTGGGACAACGACGAGGGCGCCTACACGATTCCGTTCTTTGAGGGCGGTAAGCTCGTCAATCTCAAGCGTTACCGCTTGGATCTGCACGACCACGACAAGAAGATGTGGGGAGTTTCCGGGCACAACGAGCGCCGACTGTATCCGGCAGCACCCGACACAGATGAACCAGTTCTGCTGTGTGAAGGCGAGATGGACACCCTACTCGCAAGGCAATACGGATTCAACGCCGTGACGGGCAGTGGTGGCGCCAAGAACTGGAAGCCTGAGTGGGGCGTCCATTTCAAGGATTGCAAGGTGTATGTCTGCTACGACCGGGACAGCACCGGGCGCGAGGCATTGAAGGTTGTGCGCCACCATCTCAAAGAAATCGCTGAGTCTGTGTACGATGTTCAGCTGCCGTTCAAGCTAGTGAAGAAGCACGGCAAGGACCTGACCGACCTGTATCACGAGGTTGGGGCTGAGCTGTTCAAGCAAGAACTTGATGAGCTGATGCGCGGTGCGAAGCAGATCTCAGGCAAACAGGAAACGCAGGACGGCGCGCAGGACATCAGTGTGCTGGACAGCATGAACATCAAGCTGGCAGGGCAAGCGCTGAACATGAGAGCGCAAGTGGCCGCACGCACGGGCGACACCCGTAGCTACCCGTCTAGCCTGACCGTGGGATGCTTTGAGAACAAGGGCGATAAGTGTCAGTTCTGCCCGATGTCCAGCAAGGGCGAGCGCGTAGGCGGAAGGTTAGAGCAGGAGGTTGCCGTGGCGCCTGGCGACGATGCCATCCTGGAGCTCGTGGACCCGCGTGCCAACCTGGCAGAGAGCATGAGGAAGCACCTTGGCTTGCTGTGCAAGGACCTGACGACCGAGGTGCATGAATACGAAAACTGCCAGATGTTGGGCGTTAGGAGGGCCATAGATGAAGAAGACGAAAGCGACAGCCGCGTAGACAAGGAGGACCTAACCAGCATTCGGCGCATTATGGTTTCACCAGAATTCACAACAATGCAGAACCGCACCGTTCAGGTGAAGGGCAAGGTTGTTCACAATGAGCGGACGAAGGTCAACGAATTCTTGGCTTGGGAGGTGCAAGACACCGAGACCAGCCTTGACCGGTTCCGCATGACACCCGAACTGCACGAACGGCTCAAGGTGTTCCAGCCCGCAGAGGGGCAACGGCCGTTGAAGAAGTGCGGCGAGATCGCCCAGGATCTGGCAGCTAACGTGACCCATATCGTAGGGCGGCAGAACTTGCACGTTGCCTTTGATCTGGTATGGCACAGCGTTCTGCGGTTTCGTTACGACGGCAAGCTGCTCCGCAAGGGATGGCTGGAGATGATGGTGGCGGGCGACACCCGCACCGGGAAGAGCGAAGTGGCTGAACGCCTTGCCCAGCATTACCGAGCAGGGCGCGTAGTCTCAGCAGAAACGGCAACTCGATCGGGCTTGCTGGGCGGCAGCCAACGGGTCAACGACGAATGGTCCGTGACCTGGGGAATCATACCGCTGAGTGATCGGCGCCTAGTGGTGATCGATGAGGTTTCAGGGCTGTCACACGAAGATATCGGGCAGATGAGCAGCGTGCGAAGCAGTGGCGTAGCCGAGGTTCGGCAGATCACTAGTGACAGCGTGCCAGCGCGCACTCGCCTGATCTGGATGGGCAACCCGCGCAGTGGCCGTTCTATGCGAGAAGTGGGAGATGGGGTGGACGTAGTGCAAGAATTACTCGGCGCCCCTGAGGACATCGCACGGCTTGACTTCGCGATGTCGGTGCGCAGCGACGAGGTGAGCATGAACGCTATCAATGCCACCGGGGAACGGCACGTAGCTCATAGATTTACGCGAGATCTGTGCCATGACCTGGTGATGTGGGCGTGGTCGCGCAAGCCGCATCAGGTGCTATGGCAGCGCGGCGCTGAGCGCGAAGCCAAGGCGCAAGCCGTGAAGATGGGGCACCGCTACACCGAGCAGCCACCGCTAGTTCAGGCTGCGAATATGCGCGAGAAGATCGCACGTATGGCCGTAGCGATAGCTGCCCGGACGTACAGCACAGACGACGGCACGAACGTCGTGGTGACCCGGCAGCACGTGAAGGATGCCGTTAGGTTCTTGGATCACCTGTATGGCAATCGTGGGTTCGGTTACAGGGACCGTAGTCGGCAAGCCAAGGGCCGTGAGAAGCTGGCCCAGGACAACAGAATTCCAGTAATGAACGATCTGCTGGGTGACGCGCAGTTGGAGCGTTTCTTCAGGGACATGCCAGGTGTCGTATTCTTGCCGCAAACGATGGAAAGCGACATGAATCTGCGCAAGGAGGACGTCAACGCCAAGATCAGTAAGTACCGCCAGATGGGAATGCTTATGGCGGATACGATGGCGGGGCGCACCGCGTACCGCTTGTCACCAGAACTGATAGAACTACTCAAGGACATGAGGGAGCAGTAACCATGAGCAAACTGTTCGCAGACGTAGGAATTCTAGGGTGTGGCCCAAGCGCCCTGGTGGCAGCCAACGCCCTACACAAGATGGGCCATCAGGTTCGGCTGTTCAGTAAGCCTGATCTTACGGGCAAGCCACGACCATCGTTCATCGCCGGTGCTCAGTATTCACACGAGGCAGTGCTAGGGCTCAATGACCCTACGCGGCCCGATGCACTGGTCCAGGTGGAAAGGCATGGCACGCGCGATGGCTACGCGAAGAAGGTGTACGGCGACCCGCAAGCTCCCGTCAGCTGGGACCGCTACCAAGACGCTGAGTATCCCGCATGGAACCTGCGCCGTATCTACCGAAATCTGTGGAATACGTGGCAAACTCGCGTGATGCCGTTGGAGATCCAGTCGTTGTCCACGAGGTTCTTGGCCGAGGAGGGGTACCTGTTCGCGTGGCATGAGGACCGAGCGCTGAAGGTTCACTGCGACGCTTGGATCAGCACCATCCCACTGGAGCGGTTGTGCTTCAATCTTGGGCACCAGTTCATCAACCAAACGGTCCATATCACGCAATACGAGGACAGCCCTCAGCAAGATCGCATTGTCTACAATGGTGAGGATTCTCCAGGTTGGTACCGATGCAGTCACCTTTTCGGGCACACGGCATACGAGTACTCGGGTGACAAGAGGCCTCCATTGGAAGGAATTCGCACGATTACGAAGCCAGTTACAACGAACTGCGACTGCTACGCGCAGCCCAAGGTGCCGATGCTGATGACCGGTCGGTACGGGCGCTGGGACAAGAACGTTCTCGTTGACACCGTGCAGGACGAAGCGTTGGATTTCAGCGTCAAACTGAGGGAGCTATGATATGAAGTGCAGCGACTGCCGCAAGCCCATGGATCCAGTGGTGGCCTTGGACATTGACGGAACGATGGGCCGTTACCACGAACACTTCATTGAATTCGCCGAGGGCTGGTTGGGTCGCAACCTCCTGCCGTGGCGCGCGTACACCGGAGAGGAGACCTTCTGGCAGTTTCTAGGACTAGAGCTGCCCCAATACCGTGAGATCAAGCTCGCGTATCGGCAGGGCGGTGCGAAGCGCACGATGCCGACGTACCTGGGCGCCCGCACACTGGCCAGAACTCTACGAGAAGAGGGCTGTGAGGTGTGGATCTGCACCACGCGCCCGCACCTGCGCCTGGACAACGTTGACCCGGACACGCGCGAGTGGCTCCGGCGCAATGAGATTCCGTACGATTACATGATCTACGGCGACGACAAGTATCAGCAGCTTCACAAGCTGACGCAGGCTGGCCGCGTGATCGGGGTGCTGGAGGACCTGCCCGAGCAGTTCGACGAGGCGGAGCACCTTGGGCTGGAGCCCATCATGATCAAGCGGGAGCACAATCTCGCATACCGACGGCTGTGCTCAGGTCATGGAATTCACATGAATACAGCGGTAAATCTCAAAGAAGCGCGTACCATGCTGCAAGCCCGCGTGCTAGCATGGCGGGCACAGCACCACCCAGAATAACAGACCCAGGAAGGCTTATATCATGGAATACGATCTGCCTCAACCGATGGTAGGGCTAGCCGAAGACGTGCTGAGGCGCGGTGGCTACGGCCTCACTGAAACGAACGTTCAGCAGATGGTGGTGTACCTGGAGGCGTTCGAGCTGTTCGTGCAGCGCAACTCCACCTACGAGGATCTATGGAAGGACTACGGCTGGATGGACACGCTGACGCACTTGCGCAGCAAGTCCATGAGGCTGGTCCGCAAGTTCTGGCGAGAGAGCCCGTCTACTGACAAGATTCTGCTAGACGACGCCATGGACCTGATCAACTACGCGGTGTTCTTCGTGCGCAACTTCCGCGCTGGGAACAAGTGGGGCCGCTGATGGCCGAACAGCGCGTACTGAAGAAGCGCAACGTATCCCGAAATCAGGGATATACGTTCGGCAAGCTCGGTGAAACTGAAGATCGTGAAGTCCGCGTTGCGGACAAGGAGATGGTCTTCGTAAGCCTGCACCACCACAGCACGTTCAGCTACCAGGACGGCCTAGGGATGCCTGAGGACCACGTGCTGCGCGCGTCAGAACTAGGCATGACGCACTTGGCACTGACCGAGCACGGCAACGTGAGCAGCCACGCCAAGCTGGAGCAAGCTGCCAAGGACGCGGGCGTGGTGCCCATCTTCGGTTGCGAGCTCTACCAGGGCGTGCCAGGTACGGGCAAGATCACTGAGAAGAACCCGCAGGGCTTCGCCCAGGGCAAGAATCACCTGACGGTGCTAGCCATGAACGACGTTGGGTATCGCAACCTTCTGCGAGTGGTTTCGGCAGGCTGGGAGGACCACAACTTCTTCCGCAACATGACGGTCACCAACCAGATGCTAGAGGAATTCAACGAGGGATTGATAGTTCTCTCAGGGTGTACGGCCAGTATCCTTGCGACGACGCTGATCGGCGGCAAGTGGATCAAGGAGGGGAGCTATGCGAACGCTCGTAGGGTGGCACGAAAGTATCAGCGGATGCTGGGCGATCGGTTCTATCTGGAGGTTCAGATATTCCCAGAGCTGGATGATGTACGACGCATCAACGAAGGCTACGAGCAACTCGGCCGGGAGCTGGGAATACCCCTCGTTGCCACTGCCGACGTCCACTACCCAGCGCCCAGCATGGCCCGCATCCGGCAGGTACTCCACAGCATCGGCAGACACACAGATTTCAAGGAGTTAGGGCAGGAGTGGAACTACGACATCGACAGTTCGCACCCTGTTGACGACAATGCGATCTGGCGAAAGCTGAAGGCAAGTGGCCTCTCACCCCCGGCAGCTGAACAGGCTATTCGTAACACGCGCGAGATCGCTGAGCGATGCAGCGTTACGCTGCCGAAAGCTGCCGAACTGCGTTACCCGTACGAAGGTGACACGGGCGAGCTGATGATGGAGTGGCTGCGCGCAGGCTGGAAGAAGCGTGAGTGCCACAAGATGCCGAAAGCCATGCAACGGCAGTATCAGCAGCAGATGCAGTACGAAGTAGACCTGATCCGTGAAAAGGGTTTCCCGGATTACTTCATGATCACCAGTGACATGGTGAAGTACGCCAAGGGCGCAGGAATCCCCGTTGGCCCTGCGCGCGGCTCGGCTGCCGCGTCGCTGGTGTGTTGGCTCCTAGAAATCACTGAGGTGAACCCACTCAGGACGGATATTCCGGACCTCATCTTCGAGCGGTTCATCGACCGCAGCCGTAGCGATCTGCCAGACATTGACCTGGACTTTGCCGACGACCGGCGCGACGAGGTTGCCGACTACATGGCCAGTAAGTACGGAAGGGACAGAGTTTCGGTCATCGGTACGTTCACCGGTTTCAAGGGCAAGAACAGCCTGGACGACGTGGGCAAGGTGTACCGCGTGCCCATCGGAAAGGTAGAAACCCTCAAGAATCTGCTGATCGAGCGCAGTTCTGCGGATCTTCGTAGTAGCGCCACCATTGAAGACACGGTGGAGATGTTCGAGGAGGCAGCCAAGATTGTTGAGGAACACCCGGAGATCATGGACGCCACGTTGCTAGAAGGCAACCTGAAGAACTTCGGCGTGCACGCTGCCGGATTGGTCGTTTCCAGCCAACCACTCACAGATATCTGCGCGGTGTACGAGCGCGATGGGCGGCGCAGCATCAGCCTGGATAAGTGGGACGCCGAGTACCTGAACATCCTGAAGCTGGACAACCTTGGCTTGAGCACGATGGGCCTGGTCGGTATCGCTATCGACCTGATCGGCATGACGCTAGACGAGTTCTACTCAATTCCGCTAGATGACGAGGAAACGCTCCGGGGATTCAAGGAGAACGATGTCATCGGCATCTTCCAGTTCGACGGGCGTGCCACGAGATCTGTGAATGAGGCCGTCAAACCTGAAAACTTCCGTGAGATAGCCGACATCAACGCGCTGTCACGGCCTGGCCCGTTGCACAGCGGGGCGACCGGTGAGTACATCGACGTGAAGCACGGGCGCATGGAGCGGCCCAGCTTTCACCCGTTGGTTGACGAGATCACGGCTGGTACTCATGGATGCATCATCTACCAGGAACAGATCTTGCGCATCGTGCGCGAGGTGGGGAACTTTGACTGGACGGCTGCCGCGTATATCCGTAAGATCATCAGTAAGAAGCTAGGGGAGCAGGAATTCAACAGGCAGTGGGAGCGGTTCCGCAACGGTGCCCTAGAGAATGGCCTGAGTGAAGAGATAGCCCAGAAAATCTGGAAGAATCTGATCACTTCAGGTGCGTATGCCTTCAACGCTGCGCATTGTGTTTCGTACGGGCTGATCGCCTACTGGACGATGTGGCTCAAGCGGCACTACCCGCAAGCGTTCTACGTGGCAGCGCTTGAGAAGAACGGGCACAAGAAGAACGCCTACGGCATCAACAAGGGAGAGGAACTACTGCGTGACACGAAGAAGCACGGGCGCAGCTTGCAGGTTGAGCCGCCCGACGTGGTGCACAGCGGCACGGGCTGGACCGTGGGCAGCCACCCGAACGCTGTGCGTGCAGGGTTCAGCCAGATCCATGGCATCGGACCCAAAGTCGGAGAGCGAATCATTCAGGCTAGGACCGAAACGCCGGCAGAATTCCAGCAGTGGACAGACCTGACGAAGATCAAGGGTGTGGGCGACAAGACCGTAGAGAAGATCCAGGAGTTCGTGCACGCAGAGGACCCCTTTCAGCTGAATCTACTGAGCAACACGATCAGGGACGTGAAAGAGCAGATCTACTCGGGTGCCCTTGGCAGGGTGCCGAGGCCGACGCATACTGCTTCTCAGGTGCCATACGAGAAAGGGCCGGACGTTGAGGTTTGTTGGATCGGTACGATTCGGCACCGAAACCTCAAGGATCTCTTTGAATTGCACTACTCACGCACTGGTGAGGAGCTGGATCCGGATAAAATTCGCGACCCGCACCTCAACGAATACGTTGCAATGGTTGGTGAGGATGACACTGATCTCCTGGATATTACGGTTGACAGGTGGCGCTACGCGAAGTTCAAGAAGATGGTATGGGGCTTGGAACTCGGCCGCCATTTCGTTCTTGTCCAAGGTGTCAAACGTGGATTCCTGGCGAGAAGGGCGATCTACGTGACGAAGATGCACGTTATCGATCCGGAGGGATGATCATGTGGAACATGATAGTTCATGGAATTCTGAGGGTTGCGGGCGCATTGCTCGTAGCTGCCGAGTTCCTGCTCCTGCCCACGACGTACATCGGGCAGCGAAGGGTGCTGGTGGAGGAGGTCATGCGTGAACAGCAATACTCATGGAACTGAGCGAGATAGGCTGGAACAGCTCCTAGATGCGGTGAGCAAGGGCCAGCAACCACGCCCACCCGAGACCCGCACACAGCGGCGCAGGCGCATGAGGAAGGCCGCTGAGGAGCGTCGAAACTGGGAACGTGGCAGTGTGCGCTAGGCGCGCATTACAGTTGCCACCCGTGCGCAGGGGTGCGACAGTGCACCCAGCACCACAGCACACACAAACTACAGAGAAAGGGAACCAGTGCTCGTACATTTCATGTTCCTAGCGGTGGGGATGGACCTGTCCATGATGGCCTTCTACTGCCGGGACGGGCACCCAGCGATGTTCTTAGCGTGGACCAACGACGACCTCGGCATGGTCATTCCGCTGACGAAGATGGCTCACGCTGACCATGGCTGACATCAGCAACCGAGTAGACCATGGATCAGAAGAAGAATTCCATGACTCACGGTGCTGGGACGCCGACAAGCATCAGGCAGTGAGCGAGGCCCGTGTCGTCTACGGTGGCGCTAGGGGCACGCAAGTCACTGTTCTCTGCATCTTCTGCAATCTCAAACTCAGAACCTGGAAGGAGTGGCCCGATGAATTCACGTTCTAAGACCTCCGAACGCACCGGAATTCTTACCAAGGTGCGCGGAATGATCTATCACGAGATCAAGGCAATGCTGCCCGCGATGCACGACGAGGAGCTGGTGGAGCTTCGCGGCGACGTGGAGCAGGCCATGGACGATGGCTACAAGATTCAGGCAGAACGCGACCTGTATCGGGCGATCGAGGCAGAACTGGAGGCGCGCAATGGCTGAAGACCCCCTGGCTCCAGCCCGTGGCTGCCTGTTCGGGCTGACCCTGTCCGCCATCTTCTGGGCAGCCCTCGCGTTTCTGTTGCTGGGCTGCGCGGCAGTGGTGCCGGACATCACCTACGACCACGATTGCAGCGACGGGCAGTACGTGGCCGAGGCGGTGTGCGATGAGTAATCAGCGCCTAGATCGCAAGGTCGTGAGGAACATGGCTAGGTTCTTGCTGGCCACCACGAGCCCTGAATCCGACTGCGCTGCCCGGAGGGTGGAGATTGCGCAGCGGTTGCTGGACGAACACGGCCTGTCGTTGATCCCAGATTTCAGCAAGCCGTTGGACGAGGATTGCTGGCTGATGGGTAGCCACGACTGGCCACCGGAGCTAACACCCGAAGCGGAGTGCGTGAGATGCGGCCTGGCCTACGAGGACTGGTCGCAGTAGGGCAAGGCACCACCCAACCATCAACGGGCCTCACAGTCGTTCTGAGGGCCTCCACACACAGGAGAGAACAGCATGAAGAAGATGAAGTACGCAGCGATCATGGCCGCAGCGCTTGCGCTGTACGGCTGCGAAGACACCGACACCACGGACCACGGCCCGGTGGAGCAGGAAGAGCAGGTGGAGCATGCTGAAGCGCCCGAGCCGGAGCCAGCGGACGAAGTGGAACCGGAGGAAGCTGCCCAAGAGGGGCTACCACTCGGTGAATCTGCTGAGATCGGCGACTGGACGGTCACGGTGGTAGAGCTGGACACCGACCCAACGGCAGCCATCATGGAGGAGAACCAGTTCAACGAGGATGCCGAACACGGGTACGTGATGGCGCTCGTTGAAGCCACCTACAACGGCAGCGACACGGGGCTGGCATGGCTGGACCTGCGCTTGCAGTATCACGGCACCGACGCACGATTCTACGACACGGATGCCGTGGTGCTGCCCGATGATCTCATGGCAGAGCCTGAGGTGAGCAGTGGTGGCTCAGTGAATGGCAACGTGGCTTTCGACATCCCAAGCGAGGCGCTGGAAGGTGGCACCATCGTGGTGGAGCCGACGTTCGGCGGGCAGGGCGTTGAGTGGGAGGGCGCCTAGCTCATAGAATTCCCGTGCCAATCGGTCGGGGACATGCAAGACAGATGAAAGCGGAGGCAAGATGAATCGGTTGTTCACGCTGATGGTGGTGGCGCTCATGGCAGTCGGCATGGTCGTCACACCCACGGCTCAGGCGCCAGCGGAGGCGCACGTTGTCAGCGGCAAGACGCAGATCAAGAAGCCAGAGAAGCTGTCCGGCTCGGTCTACCGGGGCTGGGCGCGCACAGACATCGCGCGTTCTGCCACGGCGTTTGACAAGGATCACATCCAGAGCCGTCGGCTCGTAACGTATATCGAAGTGCGAAACAGTCGTACTTCTCCGGCTCGGATGGACAGCCGTACCATCGTGCACGAGGGTTGGAACCGACGCTTCAGCAGCGGTCCCCAGCGCCCGAACGGTTCCTTCAAGAAAGGGCAGCAGATCCGTACGGTTGCGGTGCACACCGTGATCGCTCCGGACGTGTGGAAGGTGGGTCCGTTCTGGTACCACGGAGCGCCCAAGCGCGTTGATCACACTCGGCGCAGCGGTTGGGTTACCGTTCGGTAGTCCAACGAGGCAAGGCTGGGCAACCAGAGCCCGTGGAATTCGTTCGCGACGGGCACCTCAACTCACAGATCTAGCCAGGAGCCAGGAGCCAGTATGAGCGAGCTACGCAAGTGGGGCGACGACCAGCAGTACGAGGTCGCGCCGATGCAGGGCAACTACGACCCGTCCACGGGCGTCATGCCACGGGTACACCTACTGAGCATGAGCCCCGATCCGCTGGGTGAGATCGCGGCAGCCTGCCTGATGTACGAAGGCAAGCCAGTCTACGATCTCTCACAGATCTCGGATGAACAGCGGATGCACTACTGGAGGCAGGCGCAAGCCACGCACCTGAAGGCACCGCTGGAGTACGTGCACTTTCACTTCATGCTGGAGGGCGTGGACCGGGCGTTCACACACCAACTGGTCCGGCAGCGCACCGCCGTCTACGCACAGGAATCCATGAGATTCGCCGTGATGGGCGGCGATTTCCGTGAGGCCACTTCGCTACCGCCCTCGCTGCACGGTACGAAGAAGTCTGGCGAGCTGGGCGGCGTAGCCGTAGATCGCGAGCAGCAATGGCGCCTGATATGGGACGACGCGCTTCTGGTGATAGAGGACGCCTACGAACGGCTCGTAGAAGGTGGAATGCCTGCCGAAGAGGCGCGGGGATTGCTGCCGCACGCCATGGCGACGCGGGTGCACTATGACACGAATCTGCGGAATCTACTGGACCACGCGGGAAACCGTCTGTGCACGCAAGCGCAGTTCCACTGGAGACTAGTGTTCGCTGGCATCGCGCAGGCGATCGGCAGCTACGGGCAGACAGGCGACCAGGAGGAATGGTACGACAACGGAGGATGGCAGTTCAAGGAGATAGCGAAGGTATTTCGGCCAGTTTGCTATGAACAGGGCAAGTGTCCGTTCAAGGCCAGCTTTGACAGGAACTGCTCCATCCGCGACCGCGTTGACGAGTTCGCTGCGCACGGTGTACCGAGCAGCCAGTGGCACCTGGACCACGAACTGTACTACTTGGGAGAAGGGGCCGAGTCCATCCGTCGTGCGGATGACCCATACGTTCCAGATCACTACGGTGACCCGAAGCAAGTGCCCGGAATATACCCCGAAGAATGGCTGGCCGACCCGGCAGCCGCAAGGAGTAACCGATGAAACCTTCAGACAAGGTGTGGTCAGTGTTCATTTCGCTGGTGATGTTGCTGGCACTGGTCAGCATGGCGACGGCAGCCTACGACATGAAACCGCAGGAGAAGCCACCCATCACGGCCCAGCTAGACGCGTCAGCTGCCGGAGTGGTGCTGGCCTCGTCGGCGGGCAGCAACACACTGAACCGCTATTGCGGCCCCTCGCGAAGCACCGGATTCAACCAGTATCGGGTGAAGCAGACGATCTTCTACGCTCCCAGGAACTATCAGGTACGTATCTATGAGCAGCGCAGCTTCTGGGGTCGCGGATCTGCCCGTACCGTGGTGAGCTACTGCCGTGGCGGCCTGAACGGAACCTGGGTCGGTGGTTACTGATGGAGATCACTGAGATCCTCGTCGCTATCTCACCGTTCGCTTCTGGATACATGGCGTGTCGCCGGCCGCGTGGTCCACAGCCCGTGTCTCGCGTGCCAGGGCGCCGCTGTTCTCGCTACTACGTGGACCGCTGGGGATTGGGGCTCGACAGCCTGACCCCGATGAGGCGACTGCTTCGGAGGTGGGAAGTATGAGAAGCAAAGATTTCCCTGAGAAGGAGTGGTTGTTTCGTGGAAGCTGGTCCTGCGATCTGACACCTGAAGAGCGTGAGTGGTTGGAAGAACAGAAGCGCAGGTTGTCCCAGGGTGGCGCACCGAAGCTGTCGCCCTATGGCCCGAAGGAAGACAGGAGCTAACGATGCCCAGGAAGCAGAAATACACAGTATCCCCAATGCCGCAGGAACTGCGAGATGTCGCGGCGTTGTTCACAGATAACCAGGTCATCCTCTACACCGTGTGTCTGCACCACGTTGACGAGGTGATCAAGCACGAAACGGAAGAACTACAGCACGTTGAGATCTGGTCGGGCACCGATCTAGTGCGCTGGCTCGTGTTCCGTACTCCGCGCGGTGAGAAGTTCTGCAACGTCTGCATTCAGCTGCTAGAGAACAGCCCCGACAAGATTCGGCCGATGTCCAGGGTGGCCACGCGCGGCGTGGAGATCCCATCGGGGGCTCGCCGTGGATAGCGTGTGCTCCGGATGCCTGCGAGATCATCGGCCTTTCGGTGTTTCTGCGGAAATCTACTGCCAGTGGATACGCCGGGTGCCAACTCCTGGAATGGCCGGGTGGCCCCGACGCCGAATGGCAAGGGCGTTCGCCAAGGCGCATCCCGAGGAGGCTTCTGCGATCGCGATGTCTGGATATCTCAAGGAGATCTGGGAGAAAGGGAACCGGAATGGATAGTCCACCTCCGGAATTCGACTGGAGCACCGACCCGTGGGTGGTGCTGATGGTTCGTGTGTTGCTGGCCGTCATGGTCGGTGCCATCGTGGTGCTGGTGGTGCTGGCCGTTGTCGTACTCGTCGCCTGGGTTCAGGCAAATCTGCCGACTGGAGTGTTCTAATGACGATGGAACGTGCCTTGCCCTTGCTGTACGCATTCCTAGGCGTTCTGCTCTGGTTCCATGCGACCACCCTCATAGACGAACGGCTCTGGCCGTGGGCTCTGACAACACTGCTCGGCTGCGCTTGCGCGTGGCGGGGGATTCATCTGGAGAAGAAACGACGAGAGAGGATCCGCGATGAGTGAGAAGAAAGAACCGATTCACATGAGTGAGGACGTTGGTTCCTGCGAATCTTGCGAGCAACGTTCTGCGGAATGGCTCGTGACCGTGGACGGCCTGTTGTTCTTCGTGTGCGCTGGGTGCCTTCCCTCTGGCGATCGGGGGACCGCGTGAGCTTTGAGCTGGACGTTGAGAAACTGGTGAAACCACCGAAACGCTGGCCCTGTCACTTCTGCGGGACGCCACTAGAGGCCGATGACGGTGTATGGCTGCCCGTGCCTGCGCGACGTTTGGTCGTGTGGTCGTGCGTGGAGCATCAGTGATGGCCACGGCAGCTGACCGTGCGAAGGCGATGGCGCTGAAGCTGGCGCACACGACGCCCTATTCCATGGACCAGTGGGAGGGCGCGTGTCGGCAGTGGCTGACCGCTGGTTACGAATTCGAGGACCTAGAGAACTGGATTCACAAGAATTCTGGCGGCACCCAGATCACACCCGGCATGGTAAGGATGGTGGTTGAGGTGATGAACAGCTACCGAATGCGCGGAGATGTTCCGGTGTATTGCCCGGAATGCCCCGAGTTGATCCAGTTGGCCCCGTCGGCTGCCGAGGCGGAGGAGGCGTTGGAGCGCCACCGCGACTACGTGCACGGGCCGAGTTGTCACCATCCGGGGCACTGTTCCCCGACCGAACCCGAGGACGGCTAGGTGGTCACAGGTACACGACGGAGCGCTCAGACGCCGCCTACAGTTGACCAAGGCCCTGGGGTATGCCGTGGTAGCGGCCAGGGGGCTATCGAGGCGCCTAGGGGCCTCTGGTCATCTGTAGAGACGACGCTTGGGGCTGGCTGATGCGGGCAGAGCGTGTCAAGGCGCGTGGCAGGGCGCCCAAGCGGCGTCCAGGCGCCTATCGTGGGCGTCGGCGCACGCCTGAGCAGCCCGCTCGCCCCGCGCGCGTGCTCGGCGGGTCCGAGGTTGAACTGCACGATTCACAGTGCCAGCAAGGGATCATAACTCACAGAATCTGGAACGAGGAGGACGTATGGATGCCGGGAAGGGCGGTGGGTCGGGGCTCACTGAAGAGCAGGTTCAGGCGATTCTTGCAGCGCGTGAGGGGATAGTTCAGCGTTGTGCTGCTGCCGTGGCCTCGGTGGAGCGCGATGGGTTGCGCAAGTACGACAGGAAGATGCTGAATCGGGTCGGCACGTTGGGGCGAGAGCTTGGAGCTGCCACGGTCGGGAGGGAATACGTTCGGACGGTGGCGGTGGTGCTGCCCGGTGGGTGGGGCGTCACGCACTCGTTCGCCGAGGTGGGGTTGCTGGCATCGGCGATGTGGGTGCCGGAGCACGAGGAGCATTTCCGGAGTCGGTACGGCAGCGTCGCTGAGCAGCCGCGCCTCTACGCGCCGATTCGTAAGTTTGGAAAGGACACCGGGCTGCATTTCCGGATCCATGATTCGGCTAAGGAGTTCTCGGTGCTGCAAGTGTTCCAGCTTGCGTTCTATGACCAGAAGGGTCTGGTTCAGCAAGACCTTGCGGTTCTCAGTTCTCTAGTGGAGGAGGAACCTAGGTTCTAGTTCCGTTTAGTTCCGTCTTATGCTCTGGTCTGCGACAGCACGGGCGCTCGTGTGTACGTATGCGCATTACGCGGAGGCCCCAGCTTGCACACCGACAACGGTGGCCCCTATGCGCGTAGGGGGTTGTCGCGGCGCTCTACGGGTCAGAGGCTCCGCGTAATGCGCATACGGGCGGAACGCAGACGGGTGTGTGTAGGCGCCCGTGTGCGGGCACCTATACGCGGGCGCGCATAAGAATCTGATCTTCGATGGGAACTGTTAGTTCAGGTGCAAGTTCGTATCTAAGAACCGGAGGGTTCCATGAAAAGCTCAAAGAACTCCGCAGAACTGCTGCGCAAGGAAGTGTTCGTGGTTGTGGACCCTGGAACTGCGACAGGTGTTCTGCTGGTAGATATCCGTGATTTGTTCGGGGATACCGAGGTGGAACGGTTGCGTGAAGGGTTGGAGGACGGTTCAGTTCAGGCGCTAGAGGTGGACACGAGGCGGTGGTGGGAGCCTGACCTGGCTGAGACTCTGGAGGGTTGGATGCGTTCCGCATTGGGTTCTGGATGGGTGCATTGCACGCTCGTAGTGGAGGATTTCATCCTTCGTACAGCGGACAAACGACGCACCACTCTGGACCCCATTCGGGTGACATCTTGCCTGGTTGGCAGGCTTCAGGAACGGGGCTGGAAAGGGAAGTTGGTTCTGCAGCAACCGTCCCAGATGACCGTCGCCAACGACAAGCGTTTGAGGGAATGGAAGCTGTGGATCAAGGGGTCCGCGCACAAGAGGGATACGGTTCGGCACGCGATCGTTTGGATGCGAACTAGGTGATAGGGTTCCGCACCGTAGGTGGGTGTGCAGAAATGGTATCTTTGGGTTCTTCAACCGAAAAGGAGAGCTGATGTTTGGTCCGTATCGCACGGTTCCGAGCCCTGATCGCGGGCGACCGAGCGAGTATGGAGGCAAGGTCCAGAAGAACGGATTTCAGCCTGAGAACCCCGACGCGCGAACTGATAACGGTCTGCCCGTGCAAGGCGGGCACGAACTCACGAGCGCGGAGCTTCTCAGCCTGATCTACGGCACTGGCCAGGAGCAAGACCCAACGCGGGACCGTGACCCGGCAGCATTCTACGGATATGGGCCGAGGGAGGGATGGGAATGAGTAGAGCAACAGAACGCGCGTGCGCGCGTAACGAGGACCAGATCATGGATCTGGAGAACGTGGTTGGCATCGCGCCTGCAGAGCACGAGGACACGATCGTGGTTCTGGTGGAACGCAAGCTACCTCTGGATCAGCTGAATCCTGACGATGTGGTGCCTGAAACGGTAGAAGGCTTCCGTACTCGGGTTCTGCAGATTGAGAAGGTGGAAGCCAAGCTGCAAGCGGGCGCGAGCATCGGGCTGCGCAACGGCGGCACGGGTACGGCCGGAGGCGTGGTGGTTGACGAGCACGGGCAGCGCTACGTGATCACGAACAACCACGTTGCTGCGAATTCCAACGCTGCACGGGTCCTAGCTGAGCTTCACAGTCCAGGCCCACGCGACGGCCTGGGTCGTGTGTTCGGCCAGCTTGGGCGCTTCGAGCCGATCTGGTTCAACGGGGCCAACTACGTGGACGTCGCGCTGGTCAAGTTGCTGAATCATGCACCTTTCACTCACCCTGCTCGTACGATCCAGGCGCAGGTTGGGTGGAACGTGCGCAAGCGCGGGCGCACCAGCGGGCTCACGCACGGGCGCGTGCTCGCGCGTAACGTGACCGTGGACGTGTCCATGGGCAACGGCACCGCGCGCTTCCGCAACCAGATCATGACCGACTACATGCTGGCCGCTGGCGATAGCGGTTCCCTACTCGTAACTTCTGGTGGTTTCGTGTGCGGGCTTGGCTTCGCGGGCAGCAACTCGGTCAGCTTCCACAATCCCATTGAACAAGTGCTGCGCACGATGGGCGTGGCGTTCCGCTAGGAGGGCAGCATGACACCGTCCCGCATACGGAACCGCATGGAGTCCCGTGTTCGTAGATTGGCTGCCAGTTATCCTGTAGCGACCCGAATTCTTGCGTGCAGGGAACTGGAACAGCTTGCTCGTGAGTACCGAGAACACCTTGAGAGGAAGGGAGGTGGCGAGGATGGCGAAGGGCAGCAGCAAGAGCCCGAAGCGAGTTCAGGCGGGAAAGAAGGCCGCAGCGACTCGGAAGCGTAAGTATGGGCACGGCAAGGGTGGACCCAAGAAGGGCAGCTAGAGCCACCCGATCCGGTAGCCTTACGGCACCCGCGAGAAAGGGTTGCAACGCTGTGAATGGCAACGGTAATCAGCGGCGGAGGTGATCTGTATCTCGGCGGGGTCGGCACAGAGGGTCGGCCCCGTTCGCCAACAATCTAGGAGTTACAGCATGAGCGCACACACACTGAAGCCACAGG